ATTAAATGCGTTTAGAAATCCCGCCATCTTATTTACCTTTTAAATAAACTTAGAAACAAAACCACCTATACCGGTAATTAAGTTTGCTTTACTTTGAGCCTTAGCTGCATTATATGCGGCTTTGCGTTGTGCTGCATTTGCAGAAGCATCACCTAATAAGCCCATAGCTTGAGAATAACTGTTGTTAGCCGCAGATAATAATCTACCTAAAGAAGTTGTATTCTGTTCTTGTTGATCTAACCTAGCTTGGTTAACTGCACCTATACCACCTAAAGTAGTAGACTGAGTAATTCTGTTTTGCTGGGCTAGCTGTTGGGCTGGAGTAAGGGACACCCCAAACCTTTCCTGATTTCTACGAACAATGTCTCTGGTTAACTGAGGAGTTCTTGCAGCAGATTCTTTAGCTTCATCTATTAAACTAGTATCTGTTAATGCCTTATTAACCGCATCTCTTTCAAACTTATCTGAAGTATTTAGTCTCTTTAAATATTCATCTCTAGTAATACCTGCAAGAGTTCCCTCTGGATCATCACTCATAAACTGATCTAGATAAGACGAATCATACTGCTTATTTGCACCTTCTGTATTAGTATTAGGTGATGCAAGAACTGATGACATAAGACTAAACATGCTCATTACCTCGGGTTATATCGGCGGGATAGTGGTGAACCCCCACCGGTAAATCTACTAAATCCTGAATATTCGTAATCCGCATTGGGATTACTAGCCATAGTTCCGGGAGCATATCGACTTTGCCCAGAAAAATCTCCAGTACCGCCTGCAGTAAAAAATTTACCAGTATCTTGTCTGTTTTGCATACCTTGTGAAAAACCGGCTCCCGCTATTTCTCCTAAAGCACTTGCATAAGCATCACGTACTTTTTGTTTGTCACGAGCTCTTGATAAAGCCTTGCTCTGTTCAATTTGCGCACTTCGGGAAATAGCCGCAGTAGTAGTACCCTGTTTATTTATAATGCTATTAAGCGCATCAGATTCTAATGCTGCAGTTACTGCTAAAGCTGCTTTACTCGCTTCTGTTCCTTGACCTAATAAAGCGCTTCCATAATCGCCACCCGTGTCAAATCCAGTACCACCTCTGCCTATAACATTTTGATAGCTACCTAGATCTGGCGTTAAAGTTTGAGATGCGTCTGCTGCTGCTCTCCCTCTATAAGTAGTTGCATAATCCTTTCCAGCTTGTTTCATAAACTCTTTATTAACAGGGTCATAAATTTCAGCCTGCCTTCTATAGTCAGCTAACCCTACAGCTGCCTGCATTTTCTCTTGTGGACCAGCTTTGTATTCTTTTGCTTTAGGTTTAAAAGGGCCAAAACTCACTTTAATTTCTCCAAATATATATCCAACGGTTCGTGTTTAGTAAAGAACGAACGAATTTCTAGACTATATTCTTTCATAGCTTCTCTACCTTTAAGCAAATATACCGCCATGTTTGTTATCTCTAGAATATAATCTCTTAGTACGTAAGCAAACACTTTATCATTTTTAGATTTTTTTTCTAACTTATTTGCATCCATCCACGCATTTATTCCAACTATAAGTACAGGTATTAACTGCAACTTATATCTATCAAAAAAAGGATTTAGTGGAAGGCTAGTAAGCATGTGCATAAATACTTCGTTAATATGGTCATCAGATAGCTGTTTATCCTTGTCTATTAAGTCATCCCAGATTTCTGTGATTTGACCAATAGTTAAAATAAAGATAACAGCGTGTTCATCTCCTAACCATTTATATAAAAGCTCCTCCTTTTGTAAATTCCATTCTTCTGATTCATATTTAAAATGACAGTCGCCTTCCTGCATACTTTTGGTATCTCCTCTTACTTGAAGTTAACCCACCATATTCTACTTTACCAACAGCTGGTGTATCTCCTCTGCGGGCTCTTTGCTCTGCAGCAACAACACCTTCGTTATAAAATCCATAGTACACGCTGGCGGCAGTAACGTCTGACCATTCTTTTGATGGCATTCTTAATAGCCTACCAACAGTTCCGTTTATTATAGTGTCTCTATAGTCAGACATAACTGTGTCATCACACGATACAGAAGTATAAGTAGGCTTTAATGCTACTCGAATAATCAAACTATTAGCTGCACTAGCACTGGGAACTGGTGCGATCCAAAATGTAGTTAGGTTATTTTTAATAATATATTCAGGAGTTCCTGTTTGGTTACGCCAATCGGGTACTCGTTGTTCTAACATACCGCTAGAAACAGGTTCTAGTGCGTCTCCACTTAGAACCCCCCATACAATTTTATGTACACTAGTGCTTAACGGTGCATCAAACTCATATTCGTACACACTTGAAACAGTACTTATCGGGTCTAGCTCATGTTGATAGACTGAAGCCCTTTCGCACAGCTCAATCACTGCTGATCTTATATTTTGAATAACCAAAGCATCTGGACACCCCGGTACCATTGGAAGTATTTCTGGCAGTAAAGATTCATATGTAGTAGCCATTTAAACTTGCCCCATTACAGCTGGCCCTGCTGGTACAGAGCCTGTAAAGTTAGGTGAAGTGATATCGTCTATTTGAGTCTTTCCATTAACAGACGCTAAAAACAATTGATAGTGTGTAGCTGCACGTTGTTGGCTGGCTGTTTCAGTTTCTTTCATGTAACCCCGATACAACACATAGTCTAAAACAGCGTTTGCAAATACGTCGGGTACGCCTAGATTAGCGTCAATCGCAATCGTAGCTGGATTTGCAGAATAAACTAGCTCTATGTAAGCACTACCCGCTACTCCTGGGTACACATAAAAGTTTCTAGGATCTTCTTCAGAATACATATAGTTCTTAACTATATTAGTATGCTTAGAGTATCCGGCTACTGTTGGGTCATGCCAATTAGGTTCTTGTGTATCGAGTGCATCACGAGATACTAACCGTATTGCAGTTTTTCCAGTGCCCCCAGAAGCTGCAGACATGTTTCTAATTACTTTTAACAACCTATTTCCCCCCGCAGGAATAGACTGTTTAGTTCCAGTGGCTAAAGTGATGGTAGTATTTGTAGCGGTAGCATCTGGTTTAAATAATGCAATCTCTCTTTGTGCATCATTAAGCCAAAGTATAAGTTCTGCTGCAGTCCAACGTATATTAGAAGTATCTTGAAATATAAATTCGGCTCTGTCTACAACGCTTTGTGCAGTAACACTCATAATTTACCTCAACGTGAATTTAATGCTTCTTGCCAAGCAGCTTCTCTTTCGTCGGTTAACACCGCCTCTCCAAATGCTTTGTTTACGATAGTAGCTCTGGGAGTTCCATCTGCTTTAAAGTTATCAGGATCACCTTGATCTCTGATTTTAACTAGTACTTCAACTAGTTTTTCAAATCTGTCAGTAGTTTCTTCAGGTTCTACAGCAACTTCTACAACATCCTCTACTTCAATTACAGAACTTGTAGTTGTTTTTTCAGCTGCATCTTTAACCTCTGTTGCTCCTTCTTGTAGAGCAAGTAATCCTATCTCAGAAGATACTTCCTTAGTTTCTCCAGGTTCGAATAACACAACAGCTCCAAATAAAGTAGCTACTCTTATGTGTTTATCTGTAGTAATTTTCATAACTATTCCTTTAGTTAAAAATGACTCCCCCGATTAAGAGGGAGTCACAGTTTTTTTACCCAGCTATCATCACTCTCATAGTAACAGTTACTGCAGCAACACCTGTTGCGGGTGCAGTAGTTACTTTAAGATCAATAGTGTCGTCAGCTGTATAGGTATGTCGCATAGATGCGGCTTCAGCGGCGGTATCAATACCTTGTCCAATACGAACAAAGCCACCTGCTTGGCCTATAGTGCTTGCGGAAATATAACGATCAGCATCGTCTCCATCTCCGACTGCAATAACAATGGCTGGTGAGCCATTAGTATCAGCATCTGTTTCCATAAGAACTTGCACATCTAAGACGCGCTCACCCTCGAACACCTTGACCATTTGAACAACATCGTTCAAGACCCAAGCTGCGGAAGTTACCCATGTAGTCTCTCTAACGCCAATCATTCCATCAGGGAATGGTTGGAACAGAGAGTTAGACGATGTTTCTGGGGCTGTAAATGTAGTAGCCATCTAAACGTCCTCCTAGTAGGCAGTATCAAAAGCAATAACACCAAAATCCTCTACGGAACTGTTGTAATCACTGTTGTACTTTGGTTTACGAAGACCGAAGATCTTACCGATGCTGATACCCTGTTGGTTACCATAATCAAAGTTATCTTCGACAATATCAGGAAGGCCAATATCTGCCATCGCAAGGGCTTGAGCACCACAAAATAGAGCTCGTGCACCATTAACATCAGCATCAGCACCCCATTTGTAGCCCGCAGCTCCAGCATTTGAAGAGGTTCCAGTTGTAGCATTAGCAGTATTGAAGACATGACGATACTCATGTATTACAACACCATCTACTAATACACTAGAAGACCCTGCAAACAACTCGTTCTTAGGCCCACGGATACCCGCGCTTCGAACGTTGGATAAGAAGTCACTATCAAGTTTCAACTTAGCCATTTGCTGAGGAGTTACAAACATATGGAAAACTTCTTCTCCACCTGCTCCACGAAGACCACGGATGTAGTTGTCTTTAGCGTAAGCTTTCAACTCAACAATACATTTGTATTGCATTGTATCGGCAGCAACTAGAGCAGTTACATCACCAGCAGACAATCCGTTGGTAGCATCCCAACGTCTGTGACGGTTAGTGGTAGGTGCAGACACATCACTAGCAAACTCAAGGTCAGCTAATTCATGTCCGGCTGAAGAACTTGTAGTTCTTAGCGCACCGCTAGTTTTTAAAGTGTAAGCAACACCAGAAAGCGTTAAGAACGCTAACTGATCCATACGATCAGCAATAGCATAAGCTAGTGCGTCTCGGCTAGTTTCTCTGAAGTTTACAACAGACTTTTGATCGGCTAAACGACCTGCAACTCGGTTTGCGAATCGTAGTTGGTCTAGTTCGATTGTTAAGTCATACGCACGGAGGGCTTCTTCGTTCCCTTCTAGCGTGTTGTCGCCAGTAATACCGTCTCCGGTCATATCAGCTAGTAAAGTTATGACAGCTTTGGTTCCCTTTTCACTTTTAGTTAGTTCAGTGATCCGTTGTACCATAGCGTTTTGCCCAGTTCCTGCGAACTGATTGATAAATGAAAAGTTGCGAGCAACTCTCCAAAAATCTCGACTCCAAGCCGTTAGTTGGTTTGAAGTCAAAGCTGCAAAATTAGTATTAGCCATCGCTATATACTCCTATTTATTACAAGTTTTAACTCAAAATTTCCCGTAGCCAACTTTTGGAGTGGCAATTCCGTATACCTTTATCGTAAGGGAACGGTTTCACATACTTTATGGTGTATGACCCCAATATGTTTAACGCCGTATCCGGCGAAAACGTCATCTTACGGTAACGACCTCGGTTTAATATCGCTTAAACTGGCGAATCTGTGAAAAGGTTAACAATCTCAACCACATAGTGCAAGCTATAAGATATCTCCTCTCATTCTTTTTAGTGTTGCCTCTGGTAAAGCATTGAATTCTTCTTCTGTCATGTTAGAAAAATCAGACTCTGGCTTCTCGCCATGTGCAGAACTGCTCTCTCCTGGAAGTTCTGGCGGTTGAGATTCTGCTGCTTTTAACTTTTTAGCGTTATTAGCGCGTTTTTTAGCTACTTCGTCTACCGCTGGCTTAGCTTTAGGAGCAGATAATGCACTTTCTGGCGCTTGATCTACTACCCCTCGGTCTTTTATTACAAAACTACTGGCTTTTGCCAATGCATCTACCGGAGTAAACCCTTGAGTTATAAATGCATCACGTAAATCCACTACTTCTTGAGTAGCTTCAGAGTCAAATGCCTCGTGATGCTGGTTAAACATAGGAAAAGTAGCCTCTAACTCTGCAGCTGCCTGTTGCAATGCGTTTGCTTGGTGACTTTCTTGCACAGTAAGCCCCATTTTCTTCTCAAACTCATACTGCATTTCGGCTTTTTCAGCTGCTCTGATCTCTTTTCGCAGTGCTGCGGCTTTAGCCGTCTCCCCGTCTAATACAAATTCTTGGTATTGGGTTTCTTTGGCATCATAATCATAGGGTTCTGGGGCTTCAGCTTCCACGTTTTGTTGAGCCTGCATTTCATCTAGCTGTTTTTGCAAAGCTTTTTGTTTAGCAAGCACCGCGTCTAGCCGTTCTTTTGGAACCATAATCTTTTTCGGCTCTGGTTCTGGCTCTGCTTCAGCTACAGGTTCTTCGACCTCTGGTTCTTCAACAGCTTCTTCTGTTTCAGCTACTGTTTCTTCCTCAGTCTCGGGTTCTTCAGTAGTTTCCTCTGTTTCTGCTACTGTTTCTTCTTCAACTTCAGGTTCTTCAGTAGTTTCTTCTGTTTCAGCTACTGTTTCAGCTGGAGTTTCTTCTTCATCCATAAAGTTTAGGTCTAGAGTTTCTGCTTCCTCAACAGGATCTGCTCCTACTCTAGCGTCAAATACATTTTCATTATCAGCAAGATCATTTGCTTTTACTTCAGCCATTTCTATCTCCTAGATTACTTTCTGTTATAAAAATTTTTACAAGTGCTACACACTTTTACTACTTATGCTTTCAATACCCGTAAGACCGCTTTGTACTTCTTACAGTTTTCTTTTTCTTTGAAGTCATTTTAGGTTTCTTTTTCTTAGATACCATTGATTTCTTTTTTGCTGGTGACCTTTTAGCCATTCCGTACATCTTATTCTCCTTATCTTTTCTTTATTAATGATGATCTTGTTCTTCCTGAAGGCGTTTTTTTCTTTTTCTTCTTTAACTTATACCCGTATTTTTGAATTTCCCCATCTACAACATCTCTAGGGGGAACACGTATTTTTTTATTCGGGTCTGTACGTTTTTTAAATTCAGTTGTGTCTAACCTTCTTGTTCTCATCCTGTAGCCACGTTTAAGATACTGAGCGTCGCTCGTCAAACCTACTTTTCTTGCTTCTTCTTTAGTTAAGGGCTTTTTTTTCTTAGGGGCTGCTGCTACCCTTTTTTTAGCTCTTTTAGGTTTTAGCATTTCCGCCCGTCTTTCTCCATAAGTTGAGCCCCCAGAAGAAACACCTTTCATTGCAGCTGATTTTAGTCTTTTAGATGGTTTTGCTGCTACCTTTTTTGTAGCTCTTTTAGGTCTTCGCGCTTTTTTCATCCTTTCTTCATAAGCTGCACTATCTGGTGCTCTTTTTTGTCTGCGTTTTTTTGTTGAACTGGCTAGCATGGTGTCTTCCTCGTTTTTTAAAACGTTTTAACTTCTGGAACCTTTTGAAAGGCTGCAGTTTCCTGTTCTTGTTGTTTAACTGCAGTATTCATTGCTGCGCTAGCAAGTTTAGCAGCTGCAGCAGTTTCTGTTTGTCCTTGTCGGGTTTGATTACTTAGTGCTGCTAGCTCTCTACGCAGCTCTAGCTCTCTGTTCTTCATTTCTAGTTTGGCTTGCATCTCCGCAACTTCTAGTTGTGGTTGCGTTTGAGCGCCTTGCGCCTTAGCCATGTTAACTGCTGCTTCGCTTTGTAGTTTCTGAACCTCAGCTTCTAGTTTAGCAATCTCAAGCTGCAAAGTTTGCATAGCCATTTGTGTTTGTGCCTGTTGCATTAGCGCCTCTTGTTCGCTTGGGGGCTCTTGACCCGTCATTACTCTAATGCGTTGTGCCAATTGTTCTTTTCTGTTGAGGTGCGAGTACTCAAGTATCGCATCATCAGGTATGGCAACTCCTGCTTGACGTAAACTTAGTGCTTCAGCAAACTGCAATTCATCAAAAGTATCGCGGGCAGGTGCGGTAGACACAACGACATCATATTCTCCAAGTGTAAGATCGTTTATTATCTGCCCTTCTGGTGTAACTTCATTAATCACCATAGGTTCACTAGGTTTTAGAGCATCTTCTTCATTAGTAATCATTACTACACGTTCTTCTGTGTAATAATTTTGCACTAAATCCAATACTTTCTCTGCTAAATACTGCCTTGTCTTCTTTAAGTTATCTAAAGGCACTTGAATCATTACTGCGCCACGGTTTTGCTTAGCTTGAATGGCTATACCCGACACTTCAGCGCTATCAGAACCCAACATAGAGTCATTAATGCCACTTATAGCCTGTATATTTGCAGCAGCTTTTGAACTAATGCGGTCAAGACCCGTTGGTATCTGACTTGCGCCAATTTTTACAGGAGGAGTAGAGCCTCTGTTGTACTCAAGTACTAATCCGGTTTCAGCACCATGTTCTTCTAGGTCTTCTACCTGCATATTAGTCAATGATCCACTTTCTACCATCCAACCGCTATTAGCTGTCGTATTTACTATGTGTAATTCTTGACTGGATATCTTGTTTAGCTGTTCTTGTGGCGAAAGGAGGTTACGCACCATGCCAAATGGTCGTCCTCTACGGAAATACGCAAAAAACGGTACAATAGTAAAGTCATTATACGGCGACCAGTCATCATGGAGCACTACTTGGTCGCAAGTTACTGTCCATCTAACGCGCCTACGCATTTTTGTGTAAATTGATAGGTTATGTTCTTTAGCAAACTTCTTAGCTTTAGCTTCTGACCAATTATCTGGCACAAAACGTTGGTCACCAGATTCCATATCTATAAAACAGTCTGTTTTTACTAGTTTTCTGTGCTGTCTTTCTATAATTCTTAACGCTCTAACGTTCCTATAGTCATCAGTGTCTGGTATTGGCGCTGAAACGTAGTCTTCTATTGCGTCATTGTCCCCAAAAGTGTTTTCGTAGTACTCAACGGAGTCTCTGCCGTAGCTATTTCCGTTTTCTGCAATAAACCGTAGTCGTTCTGCAGGTTTTTTACCATACATTTCTTCTATTTCGTCAAGTGTCATCCACTTAGTCTCAAATACTTCGTTCCAAGACTTAGGATCTGAATTTTTTGCATCTGGATCAATTATAATATCCAAAGGGTCTTTGCACATGATGCGAACTTCGCCTTCAATGTGGTCAGAAAAGTCTATACGCGCATCAAAGTACCCACGACCGTCCATTATTAACCCATCAGAGAACACTTGTTGCTCTAACCAATCAAGTTTATTGTTATCTGCAATCTGCATGTACAAACGAGTAAGCACATCTGCTATTTCTTGGTCACCACCGCGCCTTGGTTTGAATCTAACATCTGCTCTACGAGTTGATTGCTCGCCAAGTACTGTATTAATCGTAGGTAAAATAGTATTAATCGTTAGTGCAGGTCTGCCCTCAGCATCAAGTGCTGCAATATCTGTAGAATCCCATTGTTCGCCCTGATAATACGCATCACATTTTTTAGCTAAGTCTACATAATCTAAATGACCATTATCTCTGGCTCTTACGTACCTATCCCACTGCGTTCTTGTTATAACTTCTTCTTCGCCAGGGGACATTTTGCGTTTTTTAGGTAGTATTGCCATTATTTATGCTCTCATAGCAGATTTAATTTTTGGATCTTTAGAAAGGGTTTCAAGTTTATCTCTCCATGAGGGTTCTTGAACAATACGCTCTGAAAAAGAACTAAATTCTGTCATCATTAACCCTACCCATGCAAGTGCATCCACTTGGTCGTCATGTACACCATTAGGAAACCTTAATAACTCAGCTACTAATGGGCCAGTAAACACTTCGTTCTTTGGTAAGAACACCATACCCTGTTGCATACGTCCTTGTATAGCCCTAGCTCTAGCTTCTTTATCTCGTCTTCCCGTTTTCAAATCTTTAATGTAGGCTTCGTATAGCCCACGTTCGCGTATACGCTTTTCTAAAAAAGGCCCCAACGCCATTTCTATATGACCTTTTTCGATACCAACAATAGATGGTCGCCATAGCTCATATAAATCTAGTATACGCTCTACTAATTCGAATCCGTCAAATCTACCACGAACTACGTCCATTAGGAATAGTCTATCGTATTCATCTACCCCCACAACTATCCCAACCGAATAATCGTTACGATCTTTTTGGCCAATCGCTAAATCCCATGCGCAATAGTAACGCATACGATCCTCATCGATATCATCAGGTTCAAAATACTGTATCATCTCTCGCGTAAAATAATCACCATCATCTGATACAGGATTTTGTTGATATAACGCTGACCAATCCCGGGGCCCTACCGCTTTGCGGATTCTATCTAATGCTTCTAAATTGTAACGTTCCTCGTGCAGCGGATCACCTTCGTTACGAAACTTTTCATCTGATTCTGCAATCGCTGGATATCGCACAACTTCCCATTCATCCCCACCTTCAGTAGTTGCTTTTAGCAATCTACCTGCTAGGTCGTCATCGTGCCATCTAGTTAGAATAACCAATATGCCGCCACCTGGAGCAAGTCTAGTATAAGCAGTAGAAGTGTACCAATCCCAACTGGAATCTCTATTATGTTGAGACTCTGCATCTTCTCTGTTTTTTACTGGGTCATCAATTAACAATACGTGCGCACCTTTACCCGTGATACCACCGCCGACACCAGCAGACACATATCCACCGCCACCAGTAGTCAACCAAGCCTCAGCTGACTGTGAATCCGGATCAAGTCTTGTAGGAAACGCAGTTTTATAAGAAGGTTCCCGCAACAGTTGTCGCACTTTCCTACTAAACCCCATAGCAAGCGCTCCTGAGTATGAACACCCAATGAACTCGTGGGCTGGGTTTCTACCAAGATGCCATGCAGGAAAAGCTACGGAAGCTAATGTACTTTTGCCATGTCGGGGTGGCATGAACAACATTAACCTAGGTGATTTTTTATTCACCACATCGTAGCTAAACTGCTCTAATCGTTTGCATATATCTTTATGCACCCAGCCCGCAGTGTAGTCTGGGTTAAAACGTTCTACAAAAGGCAATATCCTTTTGCGCGTAAGGAATCTAAGTGCTAGTTCTTCTCTGGCTTTTATATCTGCCGCAGTTTCTTCTGGTGGATCAGGTTCTACTGGCTCAATAACCTTAGGAGTTGGCAGAGCTTCTACTAAATCTGCTTTGCAATATGCGCACAGCTGGTCGTCATCAGAGTATAGAGTTTCCGGATGTAAGTTATGACATCTCGTACATTCTAAAGTAGGTACTGCTAACTCTGTCATCTAGCTGGCATAGCTCCGATATTAGGTGGCGCTGTATTACTAGCTTCTTTAGGGTTTATACCCCCATCAAGCACATCGTCAAAAAAAGGACTTTTTCCTGATTGCAGTCTTTCCATAGCGTGTCGTCGAGCCTTATTTATAATATTCATTTCTATAGGATTTTCTTCTATATTAAATCCAGCTCCTGCTTTCATGCTTTTCATATACTCTACTTCTTCTTCTGTCAAAGTAGGTACTAAGGTAGGTATCTCAATTTTGTTATTATCAACTTCCATGTCGGTAGAAAACTCAGTCATAACCCCACCGCTATTGTTTGGTATGGGGCCTAAAAACCCAATTTGAGACTTAAGGGAACCATCTTTTCTAGTAGCTGATCCTGGATCTCTTTTTTTAGGGGGCTTGTACTTTAACTCTCCAAAGCCCTGTCCTAAACTAGGTGGTTCCATTTCCATTTTAGTTCCCCGCAGGTTCTAAGTAATCTTTATCGTGTCCTGCAAGTTGCAGAAGTTCTTCGTCTGTCATGCGTTCTAATTGTTTCGTGCCGTTAATGTTAATATTAACTTGTGTGGCTGAATCTGGTTGATGTAATCCGTGCAATTTACACAACGAATCTACTGTGCCCTTCATCTCTGTAGCATTTCCACAGGCTGTCCACGTATCCATGTACATTTTATGCGCATTGACTTTAGTAAACTTTACTTCTTCTCTAATTTCTTCGCGTAAATAGGCCAAAGCTTTACTAATGCGATCTGTGTGAACTAAGTTTGTAGATTGCTTACGGTTACTATGTCCAACAGCGCGTCCTGCGGCGGCTATAGTCATGCCACTCGCTATAAGTCCTATGAACTTTTCTTCTTGAACACTAAGATCTCCATGATTTAATCCCATATATGGCAATTTTGACTTAATCTCTAAGTCGTCAGGTGCTACATACTCAGTGGGTTGTAGATCGTTGTCCATGTATTTCCTTTTTTAGCTCTGTGTCGGTGTAGATAAAAATAGGTTTCCTATCTTCTAGGGGTAACTCCTGAATAGCATTAGCCCACTCGCGGGTTCTTTCTTCAGAATATCCATATTCCCCAAATAACTCGACGATTTTATAAAAATCATAGGCAATAACTTCTATGTCACCTACTAAAACGCAGGTTCCTAAGATAGCTTCGTCCAAACCATCTATAGCTACGACAGGTATTAGATTGTCCATAGGCCAAGAATACCTAAAAAATTTTTAAGAAACAAATATTTGCTGAAAAAAATTCTAGAAAAAATTTTGCAAAATATTATTTATGAATCGTTTAGGGATTGTCTCCCCTGTTGCTGACAGATGGGTGCCTAACCCCGATTTGCACTCTTGGAACCTTGTTTTGCGTTTCTTTTTTGGAACCTTGTATGAATTATGGTACCTACTGGACAATAGCTGATGGCCATCAGCTATTGATACTTTTGTTCTATGTTTTTTAATTTAAAAAAGGGAATTAGACATGTCATATTCACATATAATTACTAGTAGATACGCTTCTGCAGACACAAGATACAACGATATCCCTGAAGAAACTGTAGAGAAAATAATAGCTGCATCCCAAGAAGAGTACGCAAACGACTTAGAGTGGGATCAGGTAGACGATACGTACGGAAATATATGGAGTTGGTACTATCGTCCCTACAATGGAGCGCATATGTCAGCGCACTACAATGAGTTCATTGATAGGCTTCACAACGAGTACATGATACATAATTCAAGATGCCCATGGGGTTCGTTTTAGTTCTGATAAAGAGAAGACAATAGCTACCCCTGGTAGCTATTGTTACTTTTGTTTTATGTTTTTTAATTTACAAAAAGGAA